AGCGAACCATGTTGATCGACATCCAAGCACATTACCTAGACCTGATCGTCAAGGCGGCCGAGGAAGCGTCAGGCGCGTGCCTGCTGCGTCGCCAGGGTGAGGATGGGGGAACGATATACGTCACCCGCTCCGCAACGACCACAAAGGGCGACTACGCGATCCAGTTCGCGTTCGACGACGAGGGCGTGAGGCTTGGCGTCTCGTTCCGGGACTCGCGGCCGAAGGTCGCGTTCAAGTCGTCCTACGGCGACGGCATCGACGGGTTCTTTCCGCTGTTCATGAAGGCGTTGAACGCCAACCGGCTGGAGGACCGGCGTGCTGCGTAGGGTTAGGCGCAAAAAGCCCCTGGCGACGGGGGCTTTACGCCGCGTCTTGCGGCACCATAAAACAGGAGAGCGAAACATGATGAACGTTTCTAAACTGCGACCCGCGCCCGTGGAAAACGATGCGCAGACGATCGAGACCATCACGCCGGCCAAGGCGAAGGAATACCTTGCGACCCGCGTGGCCAACCGTCTGCTGTCCCAATCCAAGACCGTTGAGTATGGGCTTGCGATGGAGCGCGACGACTGGGTGCTGAACGGCGAGACGGTGAAGTTCGACCGGGAAGGCCACCTGTTCGACGGCCAACATAGGCTGGAGGCTTGCATCCTGGCCGAGAAGCCGTTCCGCACCTATGTTGTCCGGGGTCTCGCCGACCCGCGCGCGATGGCAACGGTTGACGTTGGAAAGAACCGCACCCACACAGATGTCTGGACAATCGCCGGGTGCCCGAACGCGGCGCTCACCAGCGCGACGGCGACGATGATCTACTTGTATCAACATGGCCACCTTTCGTGGTCTGGTATGAAGGCGACCAGGGTCGTGAGGCGTGACTCCGTCATCTTGCAAAAGATCAAGCAGATGCCGCAGGCCGCCGGGAACGTCAGCAAGGAGAAACTTCTCGCGTTCGCGCAGCCTATCATGGACGACATCGTCCAATCCGCGCACGTGATCGCCAGCATAAAACTGCGCGGGATTATCCCGCCGTCCGCTGCGGCCGCCATGATCTTCCTCTCGAAACGGAAACCTGAGGCAGCCCAGTTCGTCAAGGACATCGTGACCGGCGCCGGGCTCGCGAGAGGCGACCCGGCCTACACGTTGCGGGAGCACCTTTTGAACCGACAGCGCATGGGCGGCAAGCTCCACAAGTCCTATGTGTTCGGGATGATGATCAAGATGTTCAACAAGCGCATGGAAAACGAGAAGGTCGGGGCCATCAGGCTGAGCGAGGGCGAAAAGTTTCCGAAGCTCGCCGCATAGGCCAGTTCAAGCCGATCTCGCGGTCGGCTTGGGCGGGCGTGGTGCCCGAACAGGAGAGAGAAGATGGCACGGACTTACAAATGGACGGTGGAGATCGAAATCGACGCGGTGGAGGTCGAGAAGCACCTAGTGTTCGGAGAGGACTTGGCGATGAACGACGCCACGGCTTACGACATGGTGGCGGACGGGTTGCTGCACGAGTCGCCGGGCAACAGCTTCAGCGTGCGTTCGGTTCGGGTTGTCGGGCCGGAGTCGCCCAAGAACTTGGTTTACGCGCTCAGCTTTGATGGCAAGTCGCACCTGCGCGTGGTGCAATCATGACCGCCCGCAACGGATGGTTCGAGGTCGACCGCGCGGGGCTGGCGCGGATCGCGGGGCGCAGGAACAAGCTCTTCGTCCTGCGCGAGTTACTTCAAAATGCCTGGGACGAGAAGTCTACGGCTGTGTCGGTCGAGATTCACCGGCCGCCGAACGGCTCGGGCCTCTCGACGATCCGCGTGACCGACGACGCGCCGGAAGGCTTCGCTGACCTAGCGCACGCCTACACGCTGTTCGCGCCGAGCGCGAAGGTCGTTGACGCGACGAAGCGGGGCCGGTTCAACTTCGGCGAGAAGCTCGTGCTGGCGCTGTGCTCCGAGGCGCGCATCGAGACCACGACCGGGACGGTGCTGTTCGACCGTGGCGAAGCCCGCCGGAGGTCGCCGAAGAAGCGCCCCGCCGGTTCGATGTTCGAGGGCAAGCTGCGGCTAAACGAGGTCGACCGCGAAGCCCTTATCGCCTCAGCCCGCGCGATGTTGGTTCCCAGCGACAAGCGCACGACGGTCAACGGTGACGAGGTTTTCCCAAGGAAGGCTCTGCGCGAGTTCTCCCATTGCCTGTCCACCGAGGTTGCGGGCGACGACGGGATGCTTCGCTCCACCTACCGCACGACGACGCTCGGCGTGTTCGAGGTCGCACCGGGCGAGAAGGCGCACCTCTACGAGATGGGCATCCCGGTAGTGGAGACCGGCGACCGCTGGCACGTCAACGTCGGGCAGAAGCTCCCGCTGAACCTGGAGCGCGACAACGTCTCGCCCGCCTACCTGCGCGACGTGCGCGTGGCGGTGGCGAACGCGACGCGCGATTTGCTCACCGTTGAGGACGCTAACGCCTCGTGGGGACGCGACGCGCTGGCCGACTATCAATGCGAGCCGGAGACGGCGAAGCGGCTCGTTGAGTTGCGCTTCGGCGACAAGGCGGTGATCAACGACCCGTCAGACCAAGAGGCGAACAGCGCGGCGGTTGCCCATGGTTACACGCTGGTCCACGGCTCGCAGCTCAACTCATCGGAGTGGGAGCGCGTGCGCGAGTCCGCTGCGATGCTCCCTGCTGGTCGCGTGTTTCCGACGCCGAAGCCATTCTCTCCAGATGGCTCGCCGTTGAAGACGCTGGATGAATCAGACTGGACTTCGGGTATGCGCTGGTTCGTTGACTTCGCCATAGCGATCGCGAAGGCGATCATCGACAAGAACATAACGGTGCTGCTGGCGAACGACCGTCACTGGCAACCAGCGGGTGCCTTCGGCCCTGACGGGACGCTCCATATCAACGCCGCGAAGCTGGGTCATGCGTGGTTCGACGACACGGCGAGCGAGTCGCAACTCGACCTCCTGATCCACGAGTTCGGGCACCACGTCGAAGGGAATCACCTCTCGGAGAAGTATCACGAGGCCCTGACGAAGATCGGCGCGAAGCTCGCGCGCCTAGCGATCGAGCGCCCGGAGGTGTTCAAGTGAAACCAGACGGGAAGCGAGTCATGGGTTATCAGGCGGCGTGGTATGCCTCTCCGCTAAACCTGCCGGAGCGTCGCAACGGAGCAGTCCAGGTTCGCCACCGCACGATCGAAGATAAGACACCGATCGTTGGTGCACGGCAAGCCTATACTCGCGGCCTGCGGCCGGTGACCGCCAAGCTGAAGGAGCCGCTGCGCATCCACGAACTCATCCACGACAAGCACGGCCTTTGGATGACGGACTTGCCGGAGGAGTTGAACCAGATCGCCGAACTCATGTGGCTGCTGTCCCCTTCGGGTCGCGTGTTGGTGGGCGGTTTGGGGCTGGGAATCGTCGCCAAGACGCTGGCGATTCGTAAAGGGATAAATAAGACCGCGCTGACCGTGGTGGAGAACGACGCGGACGTGATCGCCCTTTGCGCGACCCCTGACTACAAGATCGTCCACCAAGACATCGCCGCCTTCTTGCGTGAGCATTCCGATCCATTCGACTTCTACCTGCTCGACACATGGCAAGGCACTAACGAAAGTTGTTGGTTGGAAACGGTGATGCCGCTGCGCCGGACGATCCGCAATCGCTGGGGTAGCAAGCCGGTAGTGAACTGCTGGGCCGAGGACATCATGCAGGGACAGGTGAGGCGATGTTTAGTGGGGCCGAATCGCTATTGGAAATATGAACGGCTGCCGCTGATGAACGAACGCAAGGCCGACCAGTTTCTGGCCAACGTTGGATTGCCGGCCTGGGAGAAAGCATACGGAGGACTAATCTAATGGTCGACTGGCTTAAAGGCATCCGCGCCGCAGTCGAGACCGAACGCGCGATCGAGAAGGCGGCGAAGCGGACCGTCGACGACATACCGCAGGTGACGCGGAAGGAAGGCGACACGACCATCATCACGCTCGTTCCAGGTCGGCTGGTGTTCTGCGACAACTGCGGCGAGGACTGGACCGATCGCCCGGAGTCTGGCGGCATGCTCGTGGTGTCGAAGGCTATCTGCCCGACGTGCGAGCCGCGCTACACGGAGAGCTTGCAACGCTACCGCGAGGACAACCTGATACGAGGGCGCTGCCCGTCGAAGATGTCGTTCGCCGACTGGGTCCGGGAGGAGTTGCGATGAGAACATACCACGGACAGCGGACGGAGAACGGATGCGTGGTGACGGTCAATGGCGATCTTCAGGGGTGCGAGTCAACGCTTTCGCTTCGGCTTGATCTCAGGAATCATTCCCCGACCGGCTTCGAGTGGGGCTATGGCGGCTCTGGGCCGTCGCAGCTCGCGCTCGCCCTCTGCGCCCACGTGGTCGGCGACGCCGTGGCGGCGAAGGTTTACCAGGCATTCAAGATGCGGGCGATCGCGACGATTCGGGCCGACGAGTGGTGGCTTGACGAGACGACGATCCGGGACGAGATCGAGCGGATAGAGAAGGATAGAATAAGATGAAAAAACAATTAAGCGCGTGGCCTAAGCTGAAACTGCAAAAGGTCACGGTGCCGGTCTGGGAGGGGGCCAAATGGTGCGTGTCGCGCTTCGACATATCCGAGCGCGACGCGAAGTTCCACAACTTGCGCTGCGCCATCAACGCGGGTCGCACGATGACCGACCGGAGCATTCGGCCCGGGACATACACCGGGCTGTATTCGCTCCCGAGGCGCGGGCCGGACGACGGCGGCCCGGTAATGAGCGACACGCCCGCCGAGATGGCTGACCACGCCTACTTCGTGAAACGCGCCGCGGGTCGCGTGTTGTTGACGGGGCTTGGGCTTGGTTTGTGCATCCACAACTTGTTGCTGAAGAAAACGGTCACGCACATCACGGTGGTCGAGAAGGACCCGGAGCTTTGCGAGTGGGTTGGGCCGCATTACGCGCAGGATTCGCGCGTCAACGTTGTGTGCGCGGACGCGTTCGAGTGGAAGCCCACCAATGGGGAACGCTTCGACTTCGGATGGCATGACATCTGGCCGACAATCTGCGGCGACCACGTCCCGCAGATCAAGGCGCTGCTCAGGCGTTTCCAGCGGGCATGCGCTCATCAGGATGCGTGGTGCTACTACGACCACCTGAGGGCTGCGCGGTGAGCATAAGCGACATACCCGACGGCAACACCGCCGCCCTTCGCGCCCACGAAGCGGCCGAGGCTCGCGCCGAGAAGCGATGGAAAGCCTACGGCGAAGCGGCGATCAAGTCCGTCATCGAGGACGTGCTCGAAGGCCGCGTGCTGCGCAACGTCAACCCGTTGCCGCCGCGCGATGTGGCGCCGGGGGACTTCATCGAGGATGTGGCAGAGTGGATTGATGCTGATACTCTGGCGACGCTTATCACCGGACATGAATCAGTGATCGAGTCGTTGCTCGTTGCGCTGCATGGGCGCCTTGAACGAAAGGTCCGCGACTGGTGCGAGAACGCGGACGCGGGCCGCAATCTGGTGGGCCGGATCATTGACTCGTTGGACGAGGACGCGAGGAGCGGAGAATGAGATCGCGCGGCATAAAGGCCGGCGATATGGTGCAAGTCGTGCGCGACTGCTGCGGCGCCTACCTCGGGCTGGTGTTTACGGTTCAACGGTTAAGTTATGTCGCGGCACATGAATCAGTTCACTGCCCTCATTGCAAATGGCATGCAATCGAGATACTGCTGGCGTTTAACACAATTGAAGACTTGTCCCGTCCGCGCTGCGCCCCGGTCTCGTGGCTGCGCAAGTTCGAGCCGCCCGCCGAGTCCATCGCGGAAATCAACCGGCTGTGGGAGCCGAAGCGCGAGACGATCAAGGTGCCGAGATGATCCCCATCAGGGTTCGCGCAGAAGGTGCCGCGATGAAGAAATCAAATCTCCAATCTGGTCGTGTTATTTGTCCTAAATGCGGGAAAAAGGGTGTCGGTTACACCATGCATCCTCATGCTTTTGGATGGAAGGATTACTCGCGCGCTCAATGCCGTTACTGTCGTGCTAGATTTACCGTTAAGGACTAACCTTGTCCTATCAACCAAACGAACAACCCGACCGCCGCGCCTACATCGGCGGGAGTGACATCGCCGCGATCATGGGCCTCGGCGCCTCTTATCGCGGAGTTCAAGCGACGCCGTTCACCGTCTGGCAGAAGAAGATGGGCGAGGTCTCGGAGCCGATGGACCCGGCGACCGAGTTGTTCCTCAAGAGGCGCAAGCGTTGGGAGGGGCCGATCTTCGAGATGCTGCGCGAGGAGTTCTCCGCCGAGATCGTTGCGATGAACTGCCGCTACCGCGACGAGGAGTATTCATTTTTCGCTTGCGAGTTGGACTTCGAGTGGCGCGACCCCGAGACGGGCGAGATTAACAATGGGGAAGTCAAGACGGTTTCCCCGTTCGCCTACGGGGAGCGTTTCGGGTGGGGGGAAGCAGGCACTTCAGATATTCCTGTGAACTATGCGGCTCAAGTGATGTGGGGCTTGGGCATCAAGAAGCGTCGGGCGTGCATCGTCCCCGCGATGGTCGGGCTGGACAACATGATCTTCTACCGCGTCGAGCGCGACGAGGAGACGATCGCGGCGATGCGCGCGGAGGCTTTGCGATTCTGGAACGAGCACGTCCTGACCCGCATCCCGCCCGACCCGCAGACGATGAAGGACTTGAACGCGCTGATGTTGCGCAAGCGCGGGCGCCCAGTGGAACTGGACGGCGTGATGGCCGAGAAGTTGAAGCGACTGAAGATGGTGCGCGACGAGATAGCTGCGTTCGAGTTGGAAGAGGGTTCGCTCGCGTTCGATGTCGGGAACTACGTGCTGCAACGCTGGGAGGTGCCACTCGACCAAGTGGGCGCAGATCAGGAGGACGCCTTGATCCGTTACGACGGGCTGACGCTGGCGACGTGGAAGAAGCAGCGCAAGGCAACGCTCGACCAGAAGCGGCTGCGGGCGGAGTTGCCGGACGTGGCGGCGAAGTTCACGCGGGAGTCAGTTTTCAGGGTCTTGCGCTTCATTAAGCCGAAGTGATGAAGGATGCTCTATGAGCATTGAAACCAAAAACGCAGTGATCGAAAAGGTAAGGATCACGAACGAGGATCATGGCCTTTTGTCTGCATGGGTTTATTTGGACTACGGTGGTTCAGGTCAGGGTTTTGGCGGCTACGCTCTTTATCTCCCGAAGGATTTCAGGCACTCCACGAACCATCGTAATTATTGCGGCCATTTCTTATGGCGCGTGATGGAAGTCGCTGGCGTGAGCGATTGGGGCCACCTCCAGGGCAAGACCGTCCGCGTGCGCGCCGATCAATCGAAGGTTCACGCCATCGGCCACATCATCAAGGACGATTGGTTTGACCCATCTGAAGATTTTAAGAAGATGGAACGAGAACTTTAATTCAACAGGAGAACGCGATGGGAAATGAGACGGAAGGCAAGTTGGCGCAATCAAACCCCTTCGGCGGCGGGCAGACCGTCGGCGGGCTGGTGTCGGTGGAGCAGCAGCGGGCTATAGCCGAGGTGCAGGCCGCGATACTCGTCGCGAGGTCGATGCCGCGCAACCGCATGGCGGCGCTCGACAACATCCTGCGGGACTGCACCGACCCCGACTTGGCGGAGGAGGCCGAGTATGAGTATTCGCGCGGCGGCACGAAGGTCACCGGCCCCTCGATCCGATTGATGGAAACCATCGTCCGGCGATGGGGCAACTTCGAGAGCGGGGTGCGGGAGATCGCGCGCAGAGAGGGCTACTCTGAGCTGGAGACCTACGCCTGGGACATGGAGACGAACACGCGCGACCGCAAGGTGTTCCAGATTCGCCACTGGCGCGACACGAAGGCGGGCGGCTACGCAGTCGAGGGCGAGCGGGACGTTTACGAGATCACCGCGAACATGGCGGCTCGTCGGAAACGCGCTTGCATGCAGGCCGTGATCCCTGCGGAGGTGGTCAACGCCGCCGTCGAGCAGTGCCGCAAGACGCTCGGGACTAAGGTGCAAGTGACGGCGGAAACGGTGCAATCCATGCTCGCGAAGTTCGCCGAGCACGGTGTGACGCGCGAGATGATCGAGGTGCGAATCCAGCGCCACATCGACGCGATGACCCCGGCGCTTATGGTGCAGCTCGGGCGGGTCTACAACTCGATCAAGGACGGGATGAGTTCTGCTGGCGATTGGTTCGAGGGTCTCGCGCCAGTAGCGGCAGCCGAGCAGCCCAAGACCGGCGTCGCGAAGCTCGCGGAGGGCGTCAAGGCGAAAGCGAAGCGCGAGGCACCGACTACTCAGGACGTGCTCGTTGACATCAAGACCTGCTGCGCCAAGGCGACGGAGGCGAAGGACGCAGAGCTTGGCCACCTGGCACTGGACGACGCCGCGGACTTGGCGCGGGCGCTCGGCGGGGCGGAGAGGCTGGAGGCGCAAGCGGCGATCGACGCGGCGGTGAAGGTGCTGGCTGAGAGGTTCAAGAAGTCGTGAGCGCGCCGTTCAACACAAGGACTTTCGTGCTCCAGACCGAGGGACACGTCCATAGACTTCAGGCGGTGATTGACGCCGCATGGGAGGAGCACGCCACGGTCAGCAAGCCCTTGGAGGTGGTTGTGAGCGAGTGGAAGGCGCGACGCAACGCAGGGCAGAATCGTTACTACTGGCGGCGATTGCAGCAAGCAGCGGATCAGGTCTGGATTGCTGGTCGCCAGTTTTCGCCGGAGGCATGGCACGAGGAATGCAAGGGCCGATTCATCGGTTACGAGGATTTACCATCCGGCAAGCAGCGCGCGCTTTCTAGCAGCAACTTATCGGTGGAGGAGTTCAGCGAATACACGACTCGGGTCGAAGCGTGGTTCGCTGAGGAGCACGGCGTAATATTTCAAGACAAGGAGATGATCGCATGACGACTACACAGACGGAAGGTAAGCGCAGCACGGGACGGAAGGACGCCGACAAGCAACCTGCGGTCGAACGGCCGGAGGCTTTGGTGAAGAAGCTCGACCACCTGATCACGCTCCACCGCAGGGTGGTGACGGCTGGCGAGGAGTTCTCAGAGGCCGTGAAGGCGGTCGCGGAGGATTCCGGAATGCTAGCGAAGAACGTGCGGAGCTTCGTGCTCGCGCGGGCTGGCGAGAGGTTCGTTGAGAAGAAGCGCGAAGTCGAGCAACTCGCGCTGCTGTTCGAGGAGATCGGGGAATGAACATCTTTCTGAAACTCTGGTGCGAGATCGTCGGCCACAAGCGCATGAAATATCGCGGGCCGATTTCGCTTGTCGGCGTCGGCGCTGGAACGGGCAGGCGTTACGTCTGCCCACGCTGCGGCCACATCGAAGATCGAAAGGTGCGTGTGCCAAAGCCAGCGCAACCGACGACATGATCAACGCCACCGGACGCCGCTTCTCGTTCTTCTTTACTCTCCTGTTCAGTTCGAGCGGGGAGCGGCGCACCGGGGCACCTTTAGGAGAATGTGATGGATGATAATCAATTTTTCGCCTTGTGCTGGAAGATCGCTGGCGTGATTCTTTTTACCATCGTGACGACAATCGGCGGTTGTGAGAGTTACAGGGCCAGCCTCGTCCGCGACGCGATACGGGCCGGCGCAGACCCTCTGCGGGCATCCTGTGCCATTTATGGGATGATCAGCGGTTCCACGATTTGCGCCGTTCTCGCGACAAAATGATCAACGCGCGCCCCGGTCGTCCGTTTCCCATCTTCCCACTCTCCTGTGGCGGGGTCGAGTGGCCGAGGGCGCGCACCTTTTTCTGGATAGCCTGATGGGCGACAAAAGCGCAATCGAATGGACTGACGCCACCTGGAATCCGGTGACGGGTTGCACGAAGGTGTCGGCAGGCTGCAAGTTCTGCTACGCAGAGCGGCTATTCCCGCGAGCCTATTCAGGACGTAAGTTTACAGAGGTGCGCTGGCACGCTGAGCGCCTTGATCAGCCGCTACGTTGGAAGAAACCGCGCCGCATCTTCGTCAACAGCATGAGCGACCTGTTCCACGAGGATGTGCCAGGCGCATTTATCGGTAAAGTTTTCGGTGTGATGGCTGTCGCCCGGCAACACGTATTTCAGGTGTTGACGAAGCGACCGCAGCGGATGTCGGACCTGCTCGCCGATGGCGTCGTAGGTCCGTTGAAAGGCGAAGCCGACCAGACCGCGTTTGAAATACTGCGTGAGCGATCCACGACCGCGGAGGAGGCTAGCCGGTGGCCGGGCCTCAAGTGGCCGCTCCCCAATGTCTGGCTTGGCGTCAGCGTCGAGGACCAGGCCACCGCCGACGAGCGCATCCCATTACTGCTCCAGACCCCCGCCGCGATCCGGTTTGTGAGTTATGAGCCGGCGCTCGGCCCCATAAAATTTAGTGACGACTGGATGCGATGCCCGGGCGGCGCAGAATATGGCCACGGCTTCAACCGCACCACGGTTCACGCCGGATGCTGCGAAAAGTATCCGCATGTGAATTGGCTCATCGCCGGCGGCGAGTCAGGCCCGAACGCCCGTTCCGCGCATCCCGAGTGGATCAGATCCGCGCGCGACCAGTGCGCCGCTGCTGGCACTGCGTTCTTTTTCAAACAGTGGGGTGAGTGGGCGCCAGGTGAAAACGTGACTGATAATTCAGTGGTGCATTTTAAGGTCGGCAAGCACCTCGCCGGTCGCAAGTTGGATGGTCGCGAGCACAGCGAGTATCCAATATGATCACCGCCCGCCTGAGCCTACCCGGAATGGCCGAGACCGTCCTGGAGATACCAGAAATGGAGGGCCGGCCGGACGCCTTGGATCTGCTGGACGCGGCCATAGCGCGGATCGAGGGTCGGGATTGGCGGGCCGTATTAGCCGCCGCCAGGGGCATTGAGGGGGGCGGGGGGCGCGTAGTTACCCCTATTCCGCTCGTTCCAAGCGCGCCTGGACGCACCTCGGCAGCCCTAGCCCCACCGTTGGGGGTTATGGACCCCCCTGTTTCCGGGGTCCGGGCGACCAGCCGGGATGCCCTTCACCGGATGCAGGCCAGCGGTAAGCTTGGGCGGCAGGAAATGACGGTTTACGGGTTCGTCCGAGGACACGCTGGGCAGGACTTCACGCGGCAGGAGATCGCCCAATCCCTGAAGCTCGGCATCAACGCGGCGTGCGGTAGGATTCACTCGTTGATTCACGACCACGGATTGCTGCTGGAAACACGGCGCCGGGCGTGTCGCGTGACGGGTGAATCCGTTATGGCGATTGCGGCGGTGGAGGGAACATGAAACAAAGCGCGATTCGGCACTACATCCTCAACGGTAAGATCGCCGTTCCTTGTGAAGACATCATGGAATGGGCGAAACATTCACCGCTTGGGACGCGCGTCGCGGAGACGATACGCGATAACGTGCGCGTCAGCACGGTATTCCTTGGATTAGATCTCCAATGGAGCAACGGCCCGCCGATGATATTCGAGACGATGGTGTTTGGTGGTGAACATGACGAACATCAAGACCGCTGCTCGACTTGGGACGAAGCCGAAGCGATGCACAAGCGCGTCTGCGCGATGGTGTGGATAAAGCCATGAAACTCCCCGACGCCCCGCACGACTTCGCAGACCTGCTGCGAACTATCGCACCGCGAGTGACTTGCGCCGCGCGCCTAGTCCACATCGAGGGCGGAGAGCACGGCCAGCACTGGACGGACTGCGAGGACAAGCGAATCGGACAACACCGTAGGGAGCGCGCGGAACGGCGCAGGCGCGAAGGCGGGCCGGGCGCGATGGGCTACTTGAACGGGAAAGGAGAACGATGATGATACTACCAAGGGATCACGTGACGCCGGCGCAACGTCTTGGCAAGCCGTTTGGTGGTCATGCCTACGACGAGCGGCATTTCATGTTCCAGCGCCACCCGCAGAGTTTTGATCCGATAGGGGGCGAGCCGATGACGGTAAAGATATTTATCCTGGGCTATCTGCTTGTGCTGCTGGCTACGCTTGTATGGGACTGAAATGATTAACCAACATAGGAGACTTGCATGACAATGAAACAGGTAAGGCAGGGAGATGTTCTGTTGCAACCCGTTGACAAACCGCCGGACGGCCTAAAGGAAATCTCCGGCCCCATTATCCTCGCGCACGGTGAAGTGACGGGCCACGCTCATGTGATCTGTCTGCCCGACACCGAGCGCCATAAGGTTAGGTATTGGGACGGCGGTGCGGAGCGGTATATCCAAGTCCTCGAACGGGTCACTGTAACACACGAAGAACACGCGCCTATTGTGCTGGAACCCGGTATCTATAAACAAGGGTTTCAAGTAGAGGACTTTGGGACGGAGGTTCGCCGTGTCGAGGATTGACAAACTGACGCCCACACAAGAGGCGAAGCTCTCAATGTTCGCCAAGCGATGGACTGCCATTGGCCTTGAGACTGACCCAGCTGACCGAGCGAAGGCTGAATTTGCAATCGTGGAGATGTATCGCGTGGTGGGCTTGTTGCCCCCTAAAAAAATAGTGTGGTGCGGATCTCCATTATCTCAAGGTCTTACTCGCGCAATCATTTTGGACAAAAAATTGATTGCAGGCATCGGTGAAAGCGTGCGGGACAGCGTGTGGGCCAGCGTGGGGGCCAGCGTGAGGGCCAGCGTGTGGGCCAGCGTGAGGGACAGCGTGAGGGACAGCGTGGGGGCCAGCGTGAGGGACAGCGTGCGGGACAGCGTGTGGGCCAGCGTGGGGGCCAGCGTGCGGGACAGCGTGTGGGCCAGCGTGAGGGACAGCGTGCGGGACAGCGTGCGGGCCAGCGTGAGGGACAGCGTGAGGGACAGCGTGGGGGCCAGCGTGAGGGACAGCGTATACGGTCAACACGATGCTGGATGGCTCGCGTTCTATTCGTTTTTCCGTGATGTCTTGGGTCTTGTAAATCAGACCGAGAAATTATCTGGGCTCTTTGCGTTATGCCAGAGTGCGGGTTGGGCATTACCTCACGCCAATATCTGCTGGATTTCAGAGCGTCACAATATCCTGATGCGCGATGAGCGCGGACAGTTGCACTCTATTACGGGACCGGCCTGCGCTTACCCAGACGGGTGGGCGATCTACGCCGTTCATGGCGTGCGCGTTCCGCAATTCGTAGTCGAGCGACCGCAGGATATTTCCATGAAGCACATCACGGATGAGAAAAATACAGAAGTCCGCCGCGTGATGATCGAGCGTTACGGAGAAGACCGCTACATTACAGACTCTGGAATGAAGGCGGTCGCGCACGATGAGAATTTCGGGACGCTTTATTTCGAGAATCTGCAAGCTGGGAGACCGATCTGCAAGGTGCTCGTAATCAATCGCTCGCCGGAACCGGACGGGACGTTCAAAACGTATTGGCTCCCCGTTAACCCCCAACACTACAACGGCGATGCAGGTAAGGTTCCACAAGCCGCGGTCGCTTCAACCTGGCGCACGACGCCTGGAGGGAAAGTCCTGCTCTACAAAGATTATCGAGATTATCGACCAGTGGTGGAGACATGACTAACCGCAAGCGCGCGACGCCGACCTACGGATGGGCTGCGCTGGGCAAGCGCAGCGGGAAGATTCTGCGCGATTTGGATGGTCAATATTCGACCTGGACGAACGCGGAGGCGGCTGCGAATGACTGCCCGTCTTACGGCCGGGTTGCCCGCGTTGTGATTAGGGAGGTCAAGCGATGAAGCCAATTACATTTATCTCCGAGCATCCCCGCGAATGGGCGAGTGCCGTTGACCAATGCGATACGCTCACGGCGCTATTGGCGCTCTGCGAGGATTGGAAGGAACTCGTTCCTGACGCCTTGCGAGTCGTGCAATCCATGACGCAGCATGACTTTGCGGAATTTCGCGAAGGTCTCGCAAAGGAACGTCGAAGGCATTTTGCTGGTGAAGTATTCGCCCATAAATATAGCGACATCACTATGCCCGCAATCATGTTCAAGATTGCGATGTTCGCGGGCGACTACAAAGTTCCGTGGGGAACGGCGTATCTGCGACTGAAAGAAACCGGGCTCTTACCTAAAGAGGGGCCTGAAGATGCCCCGCCCCCTGCGTGAGCGAACGAGATGAGCAAGGGTAAATGGGACAAGAAGGGCTGTCGCAGGTGGATAGCGTGTCTGCCCTGCACGATGTCAGAACTGGCGTCGCAGCTTGGAACGACACTCCACAAGGCCAACGCACGACTCTATTACGCCAAGAAGCAAGGATATGTTCGGCGAACAGACAGGTTCATTCCCGAGAAAAGACGCGGCGCCAAGGCACATATCTGGGTGATCCGATGACCCGCCGCACCGACCTCCTCCACGCGCCGAAGATGGGATGGAAGCAGATCGTCTACCCGATCATCGTCATACCGTGGATATTCAATGCCGGGCTGCAGGTTCCGGCCTATACGTCGCTCAAGAGTGGCTTCATGGGTGAATCTGCAGTCCCGGCACCCCGTTTTGTCGCCCCCGCCCGCCGGGACCGTGAAGATGCTTTCCGAGGGAAGCTCCTGGACCAGAAAGATTATCCCCAGGTATGGCATAGCGGGAGAGGGGCGGCACCCATCAATGCAGCGCAGTTCAAAGGAGGTGATGTCCATGCCGAGGCACAGCAGCACCGATCCGCTCAACGATCCTCACCCGAGCATGTAGTAAAGGGGGCCGCGCATCCTCACAACGCGGTTGCTGCACCCGTTCAAGGCGTGACACGCGATGGGCGGGCCTACGTTTGGGAGCGCAATCCCAAATATCCTGTGATCGAGTTTGTGATGATTTTAACCAACGAAAGGAGATGAAATGGAAAAGAAATGTGTTTTGCAGGGACTTGCAATCGTGGTGCTTGATCGTGGTTTTGTGTATTTCGGCAAGACCACGATAGAGGGGGATTGGTGCGTGATCGAGAACGCCAAGAACATTCGGGTGTGGGGAACGACCAAAGGACTCGGCGAACTTGTGAGCGGGCCGACCTCAAGCACGACACTCGATCAAGTCGGAACGGTGCGCGCTCCTATGCGTGCGGTCATCAGCATTATTGACGTGGATGCCGAAAAATGGAAAGACTTCTGACGCTTGACGGCTACGGCTACGGCGACGGCCACAGCTACGGCAACGGCAACGGCTACGGCTACGGCAACGGCTACGGCTACGGCAACGGCTACGGCGGCAACGGCTACGGCAACGGCTACGGCTACGGCTACGGCTACGGCAACGGCTACGGCAACGGCAACGGCTACGGCAACGGCTACGGCTACGGCTACGGCAACGGCTACGGCAACGGCTACGGCAACGGCTACGGCAACAGCTACAGCGACGGCTAGGAGCCTTCCTGCACCCGCTACACCGGGC